GTCTGCTTACACGGCTAGCTTACCACGAGATGAGGTCGGCTACGGGAGGAATTGCCGGGAGTTCTGGCCTTTCCATTGCCTCCACGAGCCGGCTGAGCTCGAGTATTTGTTGTTTGGCCGTTCCCAGGGCGTCCTCCATCCCTGGGGTCACGATCTCCCCTTTTAGGGCGGCGGCGACCCTTGGTTTTGACAGCAAGCTGTCGGTCGCCCTGAAGCAGGTTGTCTCCAGCTTTGCCAGACACCCTTTGTAATTGTCGAGGTCTTTTATGACCCGAGGGTCCTGGCATGCTGGCAGGCTGTTGATCGCTCTGACCACTACCTGAATCACCTGCCCCAGATCCTGGGGGAGCTGCTTCACAAGCTCGTAAGTTGACTGATTTGCGTTCATCTTGATATTGACGTTGGTCCACTGCATCAACTGGTTGTCCATCACAATCCAAAGTATGTTTGTAGGGTGATGGCTCCTCATAATCAAGAGGAGTGATGTCCCAGGGGTCATGAACGTTTCGAAATTCATTGATCTTATTAATTAATACAGGAACTTCGAAACCTGTTCGCGTCGCCGTCACGCGTAACATCAATTCATAATCGCCCTCAGCCTGGGGCCAAGCACCCCCGCTAACCATCCAGTAAGGTTTCTCTCGGTCACAATCCTTGCGTTGGCGCCTTCGAACAATGTCTTCACCTGTAGGCATATAGCACCTCTCAATCATCTTACAGTATTCACTGGTGACTGGGGAATACTTGTCAGTAACCAAATAGCCACTAACACGATCAAGAGCTGCTGATTCGACAGGAACGCCAACGCGCGCGGACATATGCAACTTTCGCCATGTCCGCATTGGATCCTGAAAACTCGTATTAATAAAATAAGGATCAGGAAATACGCGCGCAAGGAAAGTGATACCTTTACTGAGGTCAAACGGCTCAATCTTAAGTTCCATTCCAAGCTGATCAACCACATAGTTCCAAGCTCGTTGGTATTGAGCATCGAACATTGAGTCGTCACCGAAACTAAGTCCGGTCAGCTGGAAGGCTTCAGAAGGAGATAGATCGCGTTTTGTAATCCGAATGGCCGCGTACTGGGTGAAGTTATTAAGAACAGAGTTTAAGTCACAAGTTGTAGGACTACCACTCTTAACGCCAACTCCGGGTTCATACTGAAAACCAAAGCGTTTTGCTCTAGCAGGACAGCTAACCAACATAGAGGTATAATTGCGGAGGTCAGTCGTAAACATCTTATTGAACCACCTATGATAGACCGCATTCATCACGTGCTCCTGGCACCATTGTGATACACGACCATCAAAATTACTGAAGTCACCTTCAGCTGGGGTTCCAATGGACTGAATATACTCGCATACTTTGTCGGCTAGCTCAGAGGGTGTTTTCCCAGGGCAAAACCAGTGGTTATTGTGTTCAGCATGAAGAACTTGATCCCGGAAAGCAAGTGTATAAGAAGAAAACTTCAACAGAAACCTAGGATCATAGAATGAAGATATTATACGCCCAGGCTTATTAGTTGGTTCATTCTTAACAAAAGCCTCAATCAACCTGCGAACCTCAACGTCCTCCGTTTCCCAGATTTGATTGATAGCATTGACTTGCGTTGGCTTATCCAGTTGTTCGCGCGTCTCTTCAAGACTATAAGGTACACCCACACCATTTTCGGGCACGACTAACCTTACAAATTCTTCAGCTAGTCGGGCGATGCGAACATTTGGTACCTTGGTATTATTAACCATCGTAACCCTGTGTTCTAGCGAGTTGCTAAGGACCTCCCAACGCTTTAGTTGGGGACAAAGATTACTGCAACACACAACGGGGTTAGAGTAGTTCCTGAAGGACGTTGTCGGAATATCGATCTCGGATGCTAATGGCCAGTGGACGGGTGGTTGAGATGGTCGGGCTACAATGTGTGAATCCAATGTACTATTGGCATTACCACTGTAGAACTGACACACCAAGGCTAAGGTTTGTGGTTGTTTATAACCCATTGCAATAAGTCTAGATGTAACAGACTGTTGAGTACTAAGCCCGAGGACAATGTCAAGATCCTCCTTGGAAATCTCAACATGAGAGTCGTTGCCCTCACGACCAATACTCGCAGTGAGTTTGCCTTTAGTATGATCAACAAGGCAATTCCAACCAGGACGGGCACCACATTGATAGTTAATTCTAGTTAAATTCCTTGCATGTAATTCCATAGGAAGCCAGGAAATTATGTAACTAGTAAACTGTGGTACTCCCCAAACCAAAGCCCTGTTAGGGCAATCCACCCAGGGACGTGAATGGTGAATCTTCTGATAGGTGACTTTCTGAATACCAAGGCAGCCAATTAACCAATCAAAAGTAAACCACCTTGGCTTCATGGGGAAACAGATGAACTCCCCATAATCACACCAGTTCCACACCTTATGATGCCAACGATCTCCACCATCCACACGATAGTCTACCTCATTGTTAGAGATGGTATATCTAACATCACCATCGTAGCCAGCAACTGTGATGGGTTGGAAGGTAAACAATATGAATGGGTTAGGATTTGAGAAATACATCGACGGTTCACGTAAATAGTAGTCATTATCTATGAATACCAATACGTTGTTCTCTCTAATCGGATCGTCACCACTACTTCGATGTAAATCGTTAACGGCATAATGTCGATGGCTTGCAAACTGTTCATCGACGGTATGGCCACCAGGTGAGACTTCATACTTGTCAAAACCCATTGCACTAACTGCATTAGTTATTAAATTCCTAGCAGAATCCCTAATAGCACCAGAAACCTTATGTCCGTTGTCGTTGATTCTAGAAGGTTTAATGTCTAGTAGGGATTGCAATGGATACCAATCAGAACGAATGTCCCTTCTGGTCATATCAACCATGGCCCTTTGCAAGGCCATGGCGGGTCGGCTTGTCGTGATAGCCTCATATGGTCCAATCACCACATAGGAGACTAATCTTCGGCTGACTCGAGGTCCATGGATTACGGCGTACGCTAGAATGTACAGCAACAAGTAAACCATGGCGATTCCGGTAACTAACACCATGCCCAAGCGCGATTGCAAGCACACGGGTAGTTCCACACCGAGGAGAAGATTATCACACTTCATCACGAG